AGATCGGATCGACCGTCACGATCCCCGTGCCGTCCGCGATCTCCGCCGCGTCCGTGACCCCCGGTCCGACGCAGCCGGCGAACTCCGACCTCACCTCCACCTCGAAGACGATCGTCCTCGATCAGTGGTACGAGGCCCGGTTCTACCTGTCCGACAAGGACAAGCTCCAGGTGGTCGCGAACCAGATCCCCGTGCAGGCGTCCGAGGCGATCAAGTCTCTCGCCAACAACATCGACTCCGCGATCCTCGCGCACTACAAGAACTTCCACGGCGCCTCCGGGACTCCCGGAACCACGCCTTTCGCTTCCGACCTGAGCGAGTTCCTCGCCGGCCGTAAGAACCTCACCAACCAGCTGTCGGACGTCAGCCCGCGCTTCGCGCTGATCGACGCCGACGCCGAGGCGAACGCTCTCGGTCTGCGCGCCTTCCAGGACGCCTCGTTCCGCGGCGACAAGGACGGTATCCTCAACGGGAACATCGGCTTCAAGCTCGGCTCCGAGTGGGCCGTCGACCAGAACATCCCCTTCCACACGGAAGGTCAGGCGGGCACCGCGCTCGTCGACGACGGGACCGGCTACGCCGTCGGGATCAAGACCGTCCACATGGACGGGTTCACCACGAAGCCCAGCAAGGGCGATCGGTTCACGCTGAACCAGGCCGCTTCGACGGACGTCCAGAGCTACACCGTCGTGAGCTCGACGACTCTCGCCGGGACGGACTCCGACGTGACCTTCGAGCCCGGTCTCAAGGTGGCGCTCGCCTCCGGCGACGACAGCTCGGCCGTCGACTTCGTCGGCGACTACCGCGCCAACATCATGGCTCACCGCGACGCGATCGCGTTCGTGAACCGTCCTCTGCTCTCGTCCAACGACGTGAGCGACGGCGGCCGCGCCATGGGCACCGTCGATCCGGTGAGCGGTCTCGCGCTCCGGCTCGAGATCGTCCGCGGGTACAAGCAGATCATGTACTCGTTCGACGTGCTGTACGGTTCCAACCTGGTCCGCGGAGAGTTCGGCAACGTCCTCTACGGCTAGTCTTTCTTTCCCACGGCCACGGTAGTTCTCGTGGCCGTGGGAGTTCCTCCGCCGACGCGGCGTCCACCGCGCTCGGCACATCGGTCGGGAAATCCCCGACAAGGAGTTTCAAATGGACTCTCGCATGTATCCCCAGGGAACCGGAACGGTGAAGTCGAAGTACGTCGCCGGCGTCCTGACCTTCCTCTCGGGCAAGATTTCGTTCGGGAACGTCTCGCTCAACGTCGTGAAGACGAAGCGCCAGGTGATCACACTCGCACAGTGGAACGCCGGCGTGACGATCCTCGCGGCTCCCGGCGCGGGTCTCGCGTATCGCATGATCTCCGCCAAGATGATCGCCGTCGGCGGCGCAGCCGGCGCTCTCACCACGGCCGACATCGACGCCGTCCAGTCCGCTTCGAGCGTCAAGCTCATGGCGGGCGCGCAGGCGTCGCTGACCGAGAACTCCGTCATCAAGGACGGGGAGACCGGTGGAGCCGTCCTCGCGGCCGGCGCCTCGTACGCCGCGAACGACGCCAACACCGCCATCACCGCTTCGGTGACTGGCTCCGATCTCACGACTGCGACCTCGATCGACATCGAGATTTCGTACGTCCTCGAATCGGCGTAGGGGGTAGACTGATATGGCCAACTACGGTCCCGCAGACATCACCGTCGAGTACGACAACGTCGGCGGAACTCCCGTCGATATCTCGGCTCACGTTCTCCAGATCAACGACGTCGACGTGGAGAACATCACGGAAGAGGTTCGTCCGTTCGGCGCCTCGTGGGATACCCACAAGGCGATCGGTGTGGGCCGCATGCCCGTCATCGAGATCGGCGGAGTCTACGACGACACCGCTTCGACCGGACCCGACGCTCTCTTCGCCGGTCGAGTTCCCGAAGGGCCGGCGACGGCCGCTCGGACACTCACCGTGACATGGGGCTCGACGAAGACGACTGGCGTCGAGACCATCCTTCTCACGTACCGCCGGACCGCCGACAAGAACGGTCTGACGCGGTGGCTCGCCCGGCTCCAGCCCACCGGCGCCGTGACCGAGGCGTAGGCGTAACACATCTCGGGAGGCGAGGTATATATACCTCGCCTCCCACATCCTTCGCGCGCCTCGCTCTCAGCCTCGCGCGAATAGGAGGACACAATGGTCGCTCGCGTACGCGTCTCCCTATCCGGCGGATTGACCGCATGGATTCCGGCGACGGACTACGACCCACTCACTCACGATCTCTTGGAGGATCCGAACGATGGCAATCACACTCGACGCGGTTCCGAAGAGCGCGACGGCGAACGCGTACGCGACTCTCGCGGAAGCCGAAACGTACCACGAAAGTCACGTGGACGCAAGCGGAACGTGGGCCGGCGCGACTGACCCGGAAAAGAACATCGCGATCGCGATGGCGACGCGCCTTCTCGACGCGAAGTATCGTTGGGCCGGCTACGCGACCGACGAGGATCAGATCCTCCAGTGGCCGCGGACAGGGCTCCTCGACTACATCGAGATCAACACTCTCGACGCCGACACCTATCCGCTCCAGCTGAAGCACGCGACCTCCGAACAGGCGCGCCTTCTCCTCGGCGGAGACACGACCGCTGACCTCGCGCAGAGCGTCGCCGGTCTCACGGGCCTGAAGGTCGGATCCGTCGACCTCAAGTTCAAGGCGGCGATGGCCGACTCGAAGCCGATCCCCGACTCCGTCGCGTCGCTGATCCCTTCCTGGTGGGGCCGACTGATGGGCGCCGGGTTCGCGCGGCCGCTGGTTCGAGCGTAGACCGATGGGAGGATTCAACACACTCATCACCGGTCTCCTCAAGAACGTAGCGGACCCGCTGACGTCCTCGCTCCAGGTCGAGGTCGCGCACTACCGCTACGCCGACCGGACGATCGACGACTACAACAAGCCGACGCCCGGCGCGCCGATCGCTCGGATGGGGATCGTCTCGCGGACCGACAAGCTCGTTCGGCGTACGTCGACGATCGACGCAGGTGAGCTCGTCCAGGCGCAGTGGTCGATCGTCTTCCCGCGCCCGGTCCCCGTCGACGCGCGCGATAAGTTCGTTCTCCCTGGCGACGTCACCGGACCGATCCTGAACATCAGCGGCGTACTGAATCCCGCCGACCAGGAAGTCTACGCGACGGAGGTCTTTCTTGGCTAGGATCGTCGGTGACAAGCGGCTGATGGAGAACCTCCGCCGGCTCGTCAAGGAGTCGCCGAAGATCGTCGCGGCCGCGCTCTATCAGGTCGCGGTGAAGGTACAGAAGAAGTCGATGGAGCGGACGCCGGTTCAGTTCAACTCGCTCCGCTCGAGTCACGAAACGGAGAAGCCGAAGATCACCTCGGACGGGATCAAGACCCGGGTCAAGGTCGGCGGTCCGGCGGCGCCGTACGCGGTTCACGTTCACTACCGTCCCGCCAAGCATACCGTCGGCGAGGATCGTTTCCTCGAGAAGTCTCTGAACGAGGCGAAGAACACGATGGCGAAGGACATCGCGAAGATCGCGAAGCGAAAGATCCACGCGAAGATGAAGAACAAGGGGAGTGTCTGATGGCGATGCTAGACGAAGTCGAGACGTACCTCGAGGCGCTCGGGACGATCTCCTATCCGATCCGGAAGGGATTCATGCCGAACGACGTCGCCGAGGTGATGGTCCTGAGCGAGCAGTCCGGGACCGGCGTCGAGCTGGGCTTCGGCGTCGACGGGATCTATCTCGAGCACCCGCTCCTCCAGGTGGCCGCGCGAGGGAACCCGGATGACTACGCCGCTCCTCGAGCTCAGGTTGAGCTCGCGTTCCAGGCGCTCCCGAAGGTCCAGGCGGATTCGCTCACCGGGACGGAGTACCACCTCATCGTCCCGAGGCAGACGCCGTTCCTGATGTACGTCGACGAGAAGCGGCGCCCGGTCGTCGGGTTCACCGCCGACGTGACGAAGAAGCCATCAGCATGATACTCGACGCTCACGGAAACGAAGTAGAACCGTCCGCGCTCGGCGCGCCTCGAGAGGCGTGTTCGCGGTGCAGGGAAATCACCGACCGTTCGCTCACCAAGGCGTTCGGCGGTCACTGGCGCGTAAACTGCCGCTGCGGGGAAACGATCCTCAGCGGACGCGGCGACCCGCCGCGTGAAGGAGAATACTGATGGCCAACTACGGACCGGCATCGGCGTTCCTGCTCGTCGGCGGGAACGACCTCAGCACAGAATCGTACGGACTCGACGAGAACGTCGAGCAGATCGTCGAGGAGACTCGCGGACTCGGCGCCTCTTCCGAAGACTGGAAGGCGGCCGGCGTCGCGCGCGTGACGCTCGAGGCCGCGCCCGGTCTCTACACCGACGCGGTCTTCAAGCAGCTCGCCGCGTACGAGCAGAACCAGTCGACCCGCAAGCTCGTCGGCTACGGTCTCGAAGGCGGCGCGCTCGGCGCTCCCGTCACGATGATCGACGGCGCCTTCGCCGGGATCTGGAAGCGCATGGCGAAGAAGGAAGGCCTGACGCTCGCCGGCGCGTCGTTCGTGATCTCCGGCCAGCACTACGGTCCCGGAGCTCAGGATGCAACGGGAGGCGCTCGGATCCTCGGGATCAAGACCTCGCGGAGCGGAGACGGCGACACGGAGAGCGCGAGCCTGGACCAGGCTGACCACGCTCCTGTGCAGTCGATCGTAGACTCGAACGCGGACGACTCCGTCCAGGTCGTCGCGCACGGGCTCATCACAGGCGACACCGTCCTCATCGCCGGCCACGACTCGACGCCGAGTATCGACGGCGACCAGACGATCACGGTCGTCGACGTCGACAACTTCTCCGTCGACGGGATCGACATCACGGTCGGCGGGACCGCGGCCGGGACCATCAAGAAGACCTCGAGCACCGGCGTCATCGTCGACCTCCACATCCCCGCGCTCGATCTCGGCGGCGGAACGAACGTCGTCGTCCTGGTCAAGGACTCGGCCGACGACGCCGCGTGGTCCACCATCGCGACGTTCGCCGCAGCGACGTCGGAGGCGGCCGGAACGTCGGAGCGTATCACCGTCGCCGGTCACATCGAGCGGTACCTCTCGATCACCTGGACGTTCACCGGCGGATCCTCTCAGAC